TGATATGATTTTGAACCACAATAGGATTTGTAATAATTAAATTTATTTTATTGTCTTCTTCGCAGGGAACAACCCTTGCGAATATTTCTTCCCCTGTTTTTAACTTTATCGAAGCGTAAAAATCATCTTCCATATCTATTTTAAGTTAATTGGTATAATTTCATAATTAAAATCTTCTTCTGTATATATTTTGACCCTTTCTATAAAATGATTCAGTGTATAATTTTTTCTCGATCCGTAAGTAGAGTCATCAGCAATATCATAAAGTGTTGCTTTTTCTTTATTATTCCCTTTTCTTAGTACTCTACCAATTGATTGAAGATTACGGATTCTAGATTTACTTGGAGAAGCAAATATAACATTATGTAAATTTTTGATTGAAATTCCAGTACTAAAAACACCATAAGAAGCAACAATAATTGCATTATTTTCTCGTTCTGTAATTTCTCTTACTTGCTCTCTTTCTTGAGCATCAATCCCACCATGAACAAAAAATATTTTGCGTTTATTATCACTAGCACTATTTATTAAATTATATAAAGGTAACCCATGAGTTTCTACGCGAGAAAAAAGAACTAAAGTATTACCTTTTAAATCTAATGCTAAATTTCTTATGAGATTGTTTCTTTTTTCGTTGTTAATAATGAATTGAATTTCATCCTCATATTTTTCAAATTTTTGGGGATTATGTTTTAGTACTAAGCAATGAATATCTAATTTTGATGCTCTTCCTTTATCAATCAGTTCTTTAGTTCCAACAGCCTTATATGCAGGTCCAAATAACCCTGAAATTACCCACTCATGAGTTTGTGAATCTTTTCCGCCATTAGACAATGTTCCAGTAAATCCAAAACGATATTTTGCATTATGAGATTTTTTCATAATGTCAATTAATGATTTAGATTTACAACCATGACATTCATCAACGACTACACAGTCATAATTTTCAAAAAATGATTTGTCTAATTTATGAATACTTTGCCAAGTTGAAAGAGTAACAGGCATATCTGTATCTTTTTCTTGTCCAGAATAAATCATATGACAGTATTTTTCAGGATTCCATCCATACTCAGTCCAATCTTTAAACATTTGGTGAATTAATGAAGTTGTTGGAAATACAACTAAACACTTCATTCCCTTATTCACATAATAACGGATAATAGAGTAAATCATATAAGACTTACCCGAAGAAGTTGCTGATATAATTGTTTTTCTGTTATATCTTAAACACTCATATACTGTATTTACTTGATAATCATATGGTTCAAAATTACAAATATAATTCATATATCCTTTTACGCCTTCTTCAGTTATTTCCTCATTAACTTCGAAGGGCAAACCATAATACTTATTATTATGGAATTCATATGTATATCCGTGATTTTTTATTTTCGCAACAACTCTATCTAAAAGACCAGCGTAAATTTCTCCAGTTGCTGTATTTAATAAACGAATTTCTCCATCCCACCCCCTCCCTTTGCGATATTGTGGCATAAATTTTGCCGACTCTACACTAAAAGCAAAGTAGGGTGCTAGTTCATGTAAAATATGAGGTTCACATTCTAACTTAATGTAAACCTCATTTTTTTTATATATTATTACGTCACTCATAGAATAATTAAGTTCCTATGAATATTTATTACCTATCCCAAACCACTAGCAAATCTTTGATATTCAATTGTATTTTTAATTTGATAGGTTCTATTATGAATCATTTTTAAAATATCTTGAAGATATGCAAGCATGACATCATAATATTCTACTTTTAATGATGCTTGAGAAAGACTTTCATCGGCATCCATATATTTTTGAAGAGTATCTTTATCTCTTATTTTTTTGGGAAATGGATTTTCTATATAAACATCTGGATCTGCTTTTCCAGTATAGTATTCATATTTTTGATGTCTTATATTTCTTTTCTTTTGTTCGGCCTTCTTCTTTAAAAGTAAAATATTATTATATATTTCAAAATATTTTGCATGTAATGTGGGAATATTCAATGATTCTATGTGTAAATTGTCTGGATCAATTTTAGAATCTTGCTCCCACATTGTTTGTATTTTTTCAAGGTCTATCATAAATTATTTTGTTGGATTTAATGGATTTCCTGATCTATCTACTATATTATACATCATATATTTAAAAGACACATCCGCAGTAAAATATTCATTATCGGGATTTGTAGCATCAAATTGTAAAGTACTTAGTTGATATGGAAACATAGAGCGAAAAATAACATTAAAATTATAATTTTGATTGCTGTTTAAAACTAATAAAGTTCCATCAGAATATAAATTCATATCAGATTTGTATGGTTGCTCAAAGGATTCTCTTGAATTTTGCCAATCATATATTTGCTGAAGACTTTCTGGAAATCCAAGACCCCTCATCCAATTTTGTATTTCCATGTAATTTTCAAGATTTTCATCTACGAGAAATCGTAAAGTGAAATCCTCAAAATCCATTTTATCCCCAGGAATTGGAATATCAGTTGTGTAATTTGGTTGCATTGCAACCCCTAAAGTTATTGCTGGTATATTTGCAGTATTTGCAAAAAATGCAACCTTTGGAGATCTATTTAAAGTAAACTTAAATCCAATGGAGGATAAAAAGTTTCTATTTTCTATTTGACCTTTAAATCCCGCTGCCATATCTTTTTTAAATATTTAGATAAAAAAAGAGACCCTTTTGGGGTCTCTTTGAAATCTTATGTGGATTGGATCACATGAGGTTCTTAACTTGTACTCTTCTGTAGTACACATTGCTTGATGCCTTGATAGCACCAAGACCCTGAGCAGAGCCTTCAGCGAATGGGTTGGCGACCAGACCATATCTGGTCTTAAAGCCAATCTTTGGCTGGAAGCTGTTCTCACCAACGGCACGAACCATTTGGAGAGGAACATATGGGCAATAGAATAGACCAGCATCATAAGGTGAAGAACCCTTATAACCAACAACGTAGTATTGGTTGCTGCTTACATTAGCGGCATAAGGATCGATGTATACGCGGAACTTGCCGAGTAGTACGCCAGCAAAGGTGTTACCGGTGTCATCAACGTTGAGGTTTGCATTTAGAGCAGGGGTGTAATCAAGTACACCAGCCATGCTTAGAGCAGAAGCAACGTCAGCAGAACACATGATAACGTTACCCTTCCCTCTACGAGTTTGCTGGGCGATAGCGTTTGCATCGCGCTCAATTTGGAAGAGTAGACCCTTGAACTTCTCAACTGACCAACGACCGTTGGAGTCAACATCAAGGTCAAATGCACCAGCACTAGCAACGTTTGCTTGAGCACCAGGCTTAGCAACCTTGTAGATGGTACGGATTACTTCACGGTTGATTTCAGCAAGAATCTCGCTTGAAAGAATGTTAGCGAGTTCTGCTTCAGCATTTAGACCGTGAATTGCCTTGAGGTCCTGAGCAAGCTCAAGGCTGTACTCTGCCTTCAGGGCGCGTGACTTCGCTTCAACAAGAACTTTCTCAATTGAGAAGTTCATTTCGTTGAACTGAGGACCACCTGACTGACCTAGAGCTTCTGCATTAGCAGTCTCCATGCCCTGACCAGTGGTGTAGGCAAGTTGACCATCTGGATTCAGAAGACCAGGATTAGTACCAGTTGCAGAAGTAGTACCGAAACCTACAGCAGTACCACCATCAGTACCACCAGTGTAATCACCCTGAGTTGCGGAGTTATCGCTATTTTGAGCGGAATACGCGGTATCGACTTCATCGTAGAAGGTTTCTCTACCAGCTGTGCGATCAGTGCCGTAGCGTGAACGCATAGCGAAGATAAGTCCAGTAGGACCATTCATTGGTTGAACGCCAGCGAGGTCATAGGCGACCAAGTTGGGCATTGAACGACGAATAAGTGAAATTAAGACAGGATCAAAACCGGCAACTGGACCACTAGGAGTGGCATCGGCACCGAAACCAGCAGCGCCACCTACGGAACTACCAGTGTTCATTGTGGGTGCTTCGGTTAAGAATCCACCCTCTGAGAAAGAACTTTGCTCTCTTAAAAATCTTTCTTGGTTTTCGAGCAGGACTGCGGTTACAGCTCTTCTGTGAGAATCTTTGATTGGATCTAGACCATCAAAGTCGAGAAGGGGTGCCCACTTTTCCTGCAATCTTTCTGATTGAAACATTG